TCAAAGCGTTCCTCGGCAAAGACAATCGTGTGATACACCTCTAGCGATCGCCGTGGCCCCGTGCGAAACGGATTGTCTGGCACGCCTGATAGATCTAAGGGCCGGGCCTCAAACGCTGCCCGATGCTCTTCCATCCATGAGACAAATTCCGGCCGCCATTTTTCGTCGTCTTTTAAGCTGCGCCCCAGCTCCGTCGCCATGGCCTTTTGTTCATCGCGGCTATATTGGATCGCAATCTCATCGGTGTGGCTGAACCAATCATCCAGCGCCCGCAATTCGGCAAATGTCGCTACGCCCCCAAATTCCCGCTCAAAATACCCAAACCAGGCCTGGCGCTTGTTTGGCATGCCGCGCACCATGGCAGGGCCAAACGCCTCATAGGCCTCAAACAACGGCTTTTTCAGCGCCTCATATAGCGGCCTAAAATCCTCATAGCCCCTGAACACCATCCAGCCCGCGGACCAGAGAGCCTGCATATCGATGTGGCTGATGGCGTCGGCCGTATTGCGGTTGAAGCCGCTGGTATAATCGCGCGGCACCTCCATGATGGATATGTCCGGCAAGGTCGCCAGCCACTTGCTTTGCTCGCCTGTGTCCTTGATGGATTGCGCCCAATAGGCTTTGGGCAGCAGCCAATCCCAATCGCCAGCTGGCGTCAGCTCATGCGCGCGCCAGATCAACATCGTCGCCTTGGCCCAGCCACGCGGCTGATGGCGCTCAGGAACGAGGCCCATGCGGTCAAGGCCCTGGCGCTTGCGATCGGGCGTTCGGTTGCGGATCAGTGTGCTATTCACCGCAAAATGCAGCACGCGCAGGTGATAGGGGTCGCCGGTCAGTAGGTATTGCTCCCATGATGGCGCAGCGATGTGGGCAACATCCATTGTGCTATCACGCGTGTATTTTTCGTGCGTCACCGCCCCACCAGGCGGCATGTTGAGCAGCGTGTCAGCGATATTATCAAAGACAGAAACATCATTGCTCAGCGCGTAATAATCCTTGCGCATATCCGCAGGGCGGTAGCTGTCTTTATCTTCCTGGGCAAAGGCGAAAACCCCAAAGCTTTCCGCGCTGATGCGCACGTTTTCGAGCAGTGTTTCTTGCTCCTCTATCGACAGATCGTCATAGCCCGCCAGCTTGGCCAGCGCATTGGTCCAGTGGACCTCTGGATGGCTGCCCGTCGCGCTCATGCGGTAAACCAGCGGGCCAGGGTCGAGCGGGCTGTAGGAGTCCATTGCGCGCACATTGGCAGATATGATCTGGCGCGTGACCGGCCAGGGCTTAGGGCCACTTGTCTCGCGCTGCATGTCTGATGGCGGCACATGGATGGGCAGGTGCCCCATGGCCTCCAAATCTTCAACGGTACGGATATAGGGCCTGCGCCCCACCTCATGCGTCCATTCTTGGCCCGATGCATGGCCGGTCAGGCTATGCGCGGCCAGCACAGCGCCATCCAACATCACCTGGGCGGTGTATGGTCCATAGCGTGCCGCCTCAAAGCCATCGGCAATGCGGCCCAGCTTGGGGCTATATTGCACCACCCAGCGTTTATGTTGGGGGTGCACAAAGGCCATCAAGCGAAAGCCGTTCACTGGCTCGCCAATATAGACGCGCGTGCCGTCAATCCACGGGTCCAGCTCTTGGCTCAGCGTGATTTCAAAATCATCGATCTTGACTGACATGCCAGGGATATCCACCGCCGCGCTATCATCGGCAGGCGGCGGGTCATCGCTGCTGGGCGGATCGACTGGCTCATCAGCCGCAGGCGGATCAATCACTGGCTCATCAATGGCCATGTCCCGCATGATTATGATGTCACTGCGCAGCCGCTCTAGCTCGGCGCGCGCGCGGGCGCCAGCCAGGTCAGACGTTCGGATATCCTCGCCGATTTTATCCAGACGGCAATCCTCACGGTCTGGCCCAACCGGCATGTTGCCGCAGATTTGGGCCTCAACCGCAGACGCCCAAAGGGTGGCGGCCAGGGCGAAGGCGCTTATGAATTTAAGCTTGGTCATTTCATGTCCTTTGGTGTGTTGCCTTCGCACTCAACTTCAAAGGCAATGTTGTTGAGCGTCACTTGCGCGCGGGTTTTTTCGGTATCCAGCGGATGCGTGAAAACCGGTTGATACAGATCGCAGAAATTAGAGATCGTTACGGGTGTATTTTTCTGAAACAGCGCGCAGCCATTCAGCGTCATCAGTGCCGCGAGCGCGAGCCACACGGCGGAGGGAATTGAGCGTGCCATTTTGCACCTTTGCAATTGCGATGGATTCACCGGCGTCTAGCAGTTGCTTGCGCTCGGCATAGTCTGTGAGGGCCCTCACGATCTGCGCGACCGTGAGGATTAATTTACCCCAAGCCATTAGTCGGCGTTCTTTGGTGAGCGCCACACGCCCACCAAAGCGCCAAGGGGAACAAGCGCGATATTGATGGCAACAATTGCTGCGTCACCGGCCTCTACCACCTTGGTAATCGCATCAATGACGCCAGTCGCGGTCACACCATCTGGCACGCTCCAAAATATCATTGCGATGGACAAAGCACTGGTGAGAGCTGTGCCAACGGCGCCGCCCCAAAGCTTCCAATATCTTGAAAAACGAAAGTTAATCATTTGAGTTTCTCCATAAAAAGAAGCCCGCGTGATGCGGGCGTGTTAGGTTCGCGGCCGGTTAGGCTCTGTTATTGTTGTCTGATGTAAAAAGGGCCTGGCGAAAGCCAGGCCAGGTGCCGCCGCGCCCTGTCATGGGGAGGAGCTACGCGGCGGAGGAAAAAGGCTAGACCAGCTCCCAATGCACCAGATCGTCAAACGTCTGGTCATTCAGATCACCATCGCTATCCCAATCATATCCGCCGCGCACCGGAATGCGCAGGGCAATGGCGATCAGGCGGATGTGACCAGCGAGCAAATAGAAACGGCGCTTGTCATTCCAATCGATGGGCCAGGGCGCCAAATCGATCGCTTCACTTGGTGTGCGATTATGCTTGCCGTGCGGCCATTGCACCTTGGATGTGCCGCGCGCAAAGGCGGCGTCTTGATCGCGCTGATTGCGATGGCCCGCCAACACAGCGATGTCGATGGGCGATGTTTTCAGCGCAGCGCGGGCGAGTAGCTGCAAATCGAGATGGCAGGTGGCCAGCCGCGCCTCAGACGTGTCGCCATAATAAAACCCGCTCATCAGTGCAGCGCCTCAGCCTCTAGCGTGCCGTTCATAATCTCCGCATCGTTGATAGCCTGGATAAACGCCTCATCATCCTCAGCAAGCACCTCAATGCCCACATTGCCATCCTCATCAATACGCACCTGGCGCGCGCCTTTGATGGTCAGGGCAACGAGATAATGATTCATGGCGCGTAGCCATGCTCTTTCGCCAGAAACCGCTCAATACGCTCAATTCTGGGGCCTCGACGCACTTGATTGCTCTCTATAACATCACTCTTGGTCTCTATCCGCGTGAGCCTGTCACTGAGCTTTTTGCCGTCGTCTGAGTTAAAGCGTTTGGCACCGGCCAGCTGGGTTGCCACTTTAAGTTCATCCATGTCATCCAGTATCAAAGCGTTTTGTGTTTTCAGCTCAAACATGGAGAGCTGAAGAGCGGCGATAGCTTTCTGGTTCGCTTCACTCGCTTCCTTTTGCTGGCTTTGCGGACCAACAACGCCAAGGGACCAAAGGCTGCCCAAGGCCGCTAAGATGATCGGGGACGCCCACCCTTTCCAGTCGATCCCTTTTTCTTGCTGTGCCAGGCCTTGCGCAACGGCCCTAGCAATCTGCGCCTTATCGTCTGTGGAAAGGGTCATTTAAAATCCATCATGAGTGTGAGGAGCCAAACGCCGCCGCCAGACGGGTTCGGGGGTGCGGCCATGACGCGAAAGTTTTTACCGACCTTCACGCCGACCCCGCCAATGGGTCCGACCGGCTGGCCCTCATAGCCCGTGACAACGCCCGCAGCGACGAACACCGGCCAGCGCGGATGCTCGTAGACGCCCGCCGCATAGGTGCTGATGCCTGCCTCAGAATTGCGATAAACGCCCGCCTGCACGCTAATCTGCTTCGTACATTCCATGCGCGCGTAAACGCCAGGCGTGATCCATTCATAAGGCTCGCCATTTTCCATAGGTCCGCTGTGCCAGCTCACCAGGTGGAGGCCGACTGCCGCAAGTTTCGCGCATATGGGCATGGCGCTAGACCACCAAGCCCCAGCGGCCAAAGCCGCCTTCATCGCTTGCCTGCCGTGTCGCGTTGTCAGAGCCAGTGGCAGCAGAATTCCACTTCCATATCCCGCTGCCGTGAACGATGCACAGGATGCCGTCTATCAAGTGTTTCTTTTTGAAGGTGCGCATGTTGGCAATGCTGACCGCCTCAAGCACATGGACGGAGCGCTGAACAAGGCGCGTGTTGCTGCCGTCATCAAGGGCCAGCACCCGGTCGCCCTCTGCGGCGGTGTCGCTGCCGTCCTTATCAACGATGTATAGCCCGGTGTCGTTCAGCGCGACCAAGTCGCTGTCCAAATACTCTTGGTCCCGCGCAGCAGCAGCATCAAATTTGGTGGAAAAGCTTGCCGGACCGCTCTGCACCGGGTTGATCGTGATGAAATCAATTGCGCCATGCGCGTGCGTGCCAGGCGTGGAATCGCCAGTGGCAAAGATTTCAACATCTATCCTGGAGGGGTAATAGGTTGTGCTTGCAACGACATAGCTTTCCTCAATCACTTGGATCGAGCGGCCCACCACCCAGCCATCAGATGGATCAACGATGTTGGTGCCATAATGGCCCGCCAAGGTGGTAAGCAGCGTGTCATCAGCGCTGTATACTTTTAAGGAAAAACCTGGCGCAAAGTTGCCATCGAGAGATTTGTAGCGGTACTCAAAGAGCAAGTTAATGCCTGGTTGAATCACACCTTTGGGACTGATGATATTGGTGCCATTAAAAGCGGGATAGAAAACCGAGGATTTTCTGATTTTCAGAACATTCCCGCCGCGTGTCGACTCGCTATCTGCCTCAATCACCGCAAATTCGGCGGCAGTTGGATCATCACCAAGAACGCTGTTGATATCCCACCCAATCGGCTTGCCGTCTGGGTCCAGATCTTCAAACGCGCCATTCTCCAGCCAGATGCCGTCTTGAATATCTTTCTGCGCATATTTGCCCAGCTCGGCGATCCAGTTTGCTCCATCAAAAAGGAACGCTCTCTTTAAATCCGTGCGGTAAAAGCCATCGGCGGCCTTAGGGTTTGGCGGAAACTCCGTGCCGCGCGCACGATCAAACGGCACAACCCGCAGGCGGTGCACCCTGGTCTCGCCCGATACGGCGTTGTAGTTGATGCCCATCATGGCAGACACATAATGCGAACTCTCATGCACAGTGCCGGGGTTGGCGTCGTTGGGGTGGTGCCCGCCATTGCCGCTTGCCGCTACGCCACGGAAAAATCCGCGATATGTGACAACCTCGCCAAGCGCCGGCGTTGCCCCCGAAGCACCAAAATAATGCTGAGAGAATAACGTGTTGTTGCCATTGGTATCGACACGCGTAACGCCATCTGCGGCCAGGCCCTCAATACCAATAAAGACCGAACCAGAGCCAGACACCCGCTCCACAATGGCCTCAACCATATACAGTTGGTTCGGATCAAATGGGATCAGCTTTTTGCTGACCAGCCAGCGCTGATCGTTTCCAGACGCGTTGCCAATTTGGATTGATTTGCCGCCAAAAGCCTCAGGCCCCGTGTTGGTGACAACGCTGATCTCGCCATTGCCAGAGCGCGAATGGTAGGCCTCTAAGACGGCGGCCTGATCCGCATAGGCGTCAAAGGCGTCATCAAACAATTCAAGCAAGCCCGCACCGTCATCTCCTTTATCGCCCTTGTCGCCCTGATCTCCTTGGTCGCCCTTATCACCTTGAGCGCCGTCCTGCAGACGAACAACCGTGATGGTGTCTGATAAGCTGCCGGCTGTGACCGTGACGCTGACAGACTGCAGGGCGCCAAAGTCTGCGATATCCAGTGTGCGGGCGTTGCCCGTACCGGTTAAGGAAACGCCGCCTGTCACACTCCACACCACGGACGTGCTAAGATTTTGAGATGTAGCCGTGAAATCAATGCTTTGCGACGACGGTTGCGGCGAGCCTGTGCCGTCAAAGGTAAAGGCTGTTGCGGTTGAGTTAAGCGAAACCAGCTCCGCATTAGCGCCCGACCCATTGGCGCCAGCGCGGCTTTTCGCAATGGTGTATTTCTGGTCGATCGTAACGCCGTTATAAACCGCGCGCAGCACGGCGAACCCTTGATCGTCGCCCAGGTCCGTCACATCATAGTTGCCTTTGTTGGCGCCGGATGTGTCCAGGGTCAAGGCCAGCGACGGGGTTTTACTTTCGATCGATAGCGTGGCGCTGTCCGTCACATCTGTTGTGCCGGCAAAGACACGGAAGGTGCCGCCCGCATCTGTATAATCGCCGCCGCTGCCATCGGCGGCCGTGGCCACGGTATGTGCCTCATTGCTCAAGGCGGCGACATAGGCAAGCACGCCGTCTTCACCATCATTGCCAAGCAGAGCCATGAAGCTATGGGTCTCAACAATCTCACCGCCTGAGACATGAAGCCCGAAGACAGCCGCATCTGTCGCGAGCACGGTGAAGTCCAGCGTTCCACCTTCTTGATCGACAGCCTGAATGGTGTCGCCGACCTCGCGAAAAAGAATAAAGTTTTGATGATCGCCGCGCGCGCCCAGCGCCTGGAACCGCCCGGACGGTGTTTCGTCTTGCACGTTTTGGGCCGAGAACATGATGTAATAAACGCCGTCTGCGCCAGCCGGCAGGGTGACGCGCAGATCTGTTGCGATGGTGTAGGTGTTGCCATCTAAGTGGCGGAATTCCCCAAATGGGATAGCGCCGCTCAGAGCCGCATCTGTCGTAAAGCGCAGATTGCCCTGCCCGCCGATCGCGCCGGGCGCAAAGTTTTCTGGCCCAGCAGACAGAGGCCTGAGTAAGACATCGCCTGTTGTTATGACTTGGCTTGACCAAGGGCCAGGAACCTCAAACGAGCTGATGTGCCGCGTTTCGACACGGATCTGTGTGCGCGGGGGAAAGCCAGGCAGGATTGTGAGGGTGCCGCCGCGTGCCAGCGTGGGCCCATGCTGGTACTCTGTATCGACAACGCGGCGATAGCGTATCTCCGTCGCCTTCACGCGGGAACTGGGCAGCGTCCACGACACTTCTATGGCGTTCTGCTTTTGTCCTTCATCCCCGGCAACGGTGACGGCATTAAGCGCTAAACCATTTACCGCCACCTGGGTGCTGGGATCAAAGCCAAGCACTTGCCCAATCGATCGATTGGGCGAGACGGCCTGCGTTTCATCATATATTGACGCATTTTCTTCAACCAGCGCCAGCGATGGGTAGGCCGCCGGGGTTTTGGCAAACACGTCGCAGCGCATCACCTCGCCGGCATAGCCATATTCAGGCAGATCCAGGCGCACCGTGTCAAAGCGCTCCATACCGTAATAGGCCCAGGAGACCGGGCACTCAAACACACGGTTGTAATTGGAGCGCCGCAGGTACTGCCTGGCGGCATATTGGGCGCGCTCCTGATCGGTATAGAACGGATAATCGATTGCGGTTTGTAGCGTCGCCCCGGCTTCGGCCTGCAACGCAGGATCCGCGACCACTGGCCAGGGCGCGAGTTTGCCAAGCGCGTCTTTAGGCGCGCAGCGACCGATGATCTGATTGAAGACCTTGTCATAGTCGCCGTACTTTATGTCCGGCACGCCGCGCAGGTCACTGGCGGTGATGATCCAATCGGGCACCGACAAGTCATCGACAGGAATACGAATGGTCCAGCGGCCGTCTAGCCCGCGCCCGCACCAGCCGCCGCAATGAGCCATGATGGTGCGAATTTTGTCATAGGGGTTGCCGGACATGTCCAGCACACCGGAGATGTGGTAGCGGCGCTTGCCATTGGTCAGCTCGTCGGCGATGTTGGCGGCGATGATGAAGTCGGCCATGTTGATATTGGCCGGGTCTTCGCCGATGCCCCAGCGCAGCGTCCCGTTTTGAAACTCACCGTTGCCCTGGAACTCACCTAAGATGATGCGCAGCACCACCAGCGCGAGGTTTGAGCCCAGCGGCGTTCCAGCGTCGTCATACTGCCAATTGACCTGGGTATCAGTGCGGTGATTGCCAGCGCCGCCGACGGTGCTGTCCCGGCGAGGATCGTAGACACGAGCGGCTTTTCCCCAGGCGCGGATCTGCGACGTGAGAATGTCTGGGTTTTCTTGACTGGGCGTGAATTGCCATCCGCTGTGCGCGCAGCCTAGGAAGGCGCCATCCCAGCTGGTCTCAGGGAAATTGAGGGGAGGCTGAACAGATGTGCCCAGATTTTCGCGAATGAACAGCGCGCCATCGCCGAAATCACCTGTCCCGTCACCGTTGGTTTCGGTGACGAGAGTGTCATTGTGATAATACTCGTCGATTGATTCCACGCGGTGTGATGCGTGATGCGCGATGTAGAGCACGGACTGATCTTCAGACCCGAATTGCTCCACATAAACGCCCTGCATCGCGTAGAACGTTTCACCAAAGGCAAAGATTTCTTTGGCTTCGGCACTGATGGTGAGGCCGGTTGTTAGATCCTGCGCAGTCTGGGCCAGGTCCGGCTTGTTGCCCTCCAGCAGACTGCCGACAACACCCAGGCCCGTGGCAAGCCCCGCAACGCTCGCCAACGTGCCGATGGTGGTGCCTAAAATAGCGGTCGACGCGATCTGCCCTAGACCGGGTATGACATTGACCGCGATGCCGGCGATGATCGTCCCGGCCTTTAAGATCGGCTTAAAGAGCTTACCCATCGAACGGCACCTTCCAGGCGCGCTTACAATCGAATTGCGACATCGTCACAAACCCGGTTTCACCAAGAAACCAACCGCTGCGCGCAAACAGAATGCCAAAGCAGGTGCCTGACTTATCGCCGTACTCGAGAACGTCGCCGCGCTGTGCCCGCGAGGGATGCACGGGATTGTTAAAGTGCCGGCGCATGTAATTGTAGAGCGTGCCTGAGCCATAGTCGCGCAGGGCTTGGGCGGCGGTGAGCGGATCTACGTACTCTATTTCATGGGGGTTTGTGCCTGTCATCGCTTCGACCGCGCCAGCGACAAAGCGCGCACAATCGAAGGTGCCCCAGCGCTTCTCCTGGGCCTCAAGCATGTATTTGCTCAAGCGATTTTCCCAATCTGGCCGGCGGATCAAAACCCAATCCCTCCGACCCAGGGGGGCAGGGATATTTTTTGCTGAGGGGTTTGCGGCTCAGACGGGCCGCTACGGCCGTTGGAGGCGGCGATCAGATTGTCGACGGCCGTGTCGCCTGGGTGAATTTCTGAATGGCGAACCAGGTAGCGCGGAACGGCATTTAATAGCCGTATATCACGCCCGATCGTCAGCTGGATCTGCGCGTCCTCGGCGCTGGGCGTGATGGTCAGTTGCTTCATGACGCCGGTGGCATAGCGGCTGACGGACGCGTTTTTATAATCGCTGTCCAAATACCCCCACCACACATAGGCCTTGCGGCCTTGAAAGCGGCGGCGATCACGCAAAAACTGCAGCGTGCCCTCGCTGTTGAGCCCAGCGCTTGCAAATTCAATAATACAATCGGACACGCCTTCGGCGCTCTGTGAGACCGGGCCCAGCGACAACACCGGCGCGCTGCCAAGGCTATCAAAGACTTTGCCGTTCAGCGCCGCATCCGTCGTATCAGCAGGCGCAAAGGTGCCTGGCCCGGTCCATGCGGATATCGGGTCGTCTTCAACGTCCAGATAAATGGCGATGACAGGCCGCTGCACAATTTCCTGCGATCGAGCCGTCATGGCGACGGGAAGCGATAGGCTCAATTATAGGCCTCCACGATATCGATGGTGATGTCTGAAAACAGGATGGACTTGGCAAAGCCGCGCTCGGTGCCGTCGATGCGGAACACACCGGACGGATTGGTGTAATTGATGACGGTATTGTCTGCAGGTGCCGCCCGTTGCGGCACATCCAGCGGCAACGCGGCAACGCCGGAACTATCAGACACGATATCCGCACTGACACGGTTGAGCTGGTCTCCGATCTTCAGCCATTGGCCTTTCTTTAAAATCAGCTCGCCGGGTTCCCACCCATCGCTGTTCACCGACCCGCCAAACTGATCCGAGCCAACAATCCGGGCGGTGCCCACAAATGATGGAAAATCATAGCCGCGCGGCGAATAGAGAAAGGTCTCAGGCGAATTAATGAAGCTCTCTACCTCCAGCGCATCAGCGCGGGTGAGCGGCACAAAGGTGATGGTAAAGCGCCACTTGCCGCCATAATCCTGAACGTCACCAGCGCCGTTGATTGGAGAGAAGCCACTGGTTTGAAAACGCTCCAGACGCGGCGGCGCGGAGCGAATATTGGCGGACGGAAACTGGATCATCCGGCAGCCTTTGACAGGCTCGCCAGGCGCATATCGACGGTGCCGCGGGTAATGGCGGCAACCTCCGTCTGCATGACCTGGCGCAAACGCTCCAGCAGCCCATCCTGCGCGCCGCGCGCATCGATGTTGACCGTGACACCGCCGCTAGGCCCAAGTTGATCGCCTGGAATAATACGCCCGCCCATCCCTGGAGGAACAAATAGCTCTGGCCTGTCCTCGCCAACAACACTGATCCGGTTAGACGGCGGCATACCGCCTTTCGCAAAGAAGCCGCCGAAAACGGAGCTGATGGCCCCAAACCCAGCACCGCCGCCGCCAAAAAACATGCCAAAGACGCTGCTGAAGATTTTTTGAATGCCAGAGGAGATGACGCTTTGGATCATCGACTGGATGGTGTTCGATACAGTCGATTTGAGCGACGCAAAGAACCCCTCCCCGCGCGCCACACCAGCGCCGACACTGTCGCCGATCGAGCGGCCGAGATCTTCAAACCGGTCGCGCATGGTCTCTGTCGCGCGCTCCGTGGCGGTCAGCAGCGGCCCATAGGTATTCGCCTCAACCTTGATATCTGGGATCTGCACCTGCATCGCTGTTTGCGTGATGGGCGGCAGGGCAATGGGCGTTGAGAGACTGTCTTTGAGCCCCTGAACGGTCTCCTTGACCTTCTCCTTCATTCCCTCAGCGGCATCAGCAAACTTTTCTGCCGTGTCGCCGAACCGAACAATCTCCCTGTTTGCAAAGGCCTCCAGCGTGCCGGAAAGGCCCTCCATTTTCTGCTTCAGCCCCTCCAGGCCAAGCGCCGATGCCACCTTCTTCGCAAAGTCAATGGCGCCTTGAATTTGGTTTAACAGAGCTTTGATGGTCAGGCGGATTGGCGCCACCAAGACATCAATTAAGATGCGCCCAACGGACTTCAGGGCATCCATGATCGTGTCTCGGAATATGTATATCGAGGTCGCGGCCGCCACCAACGCGGCTATGGCGGCGACCGTCAAGCCGATCGGGGATAGAAGAAGTGTTATCGCTGCAGCCATGCCCGACAGCACCAATATGACCGGGCCGATTCCGGCGGCCAGCGCAGCAATGACGGTCACGACGCGAAGAATAGCAGGGTCTACCTGCGCCAACTTTTGCACAAGGTCCGCCAGGCCGCTGCCCATCTTGGTGAAGAATTCCAACACACCGGACCCTGCAACCGCGATCTGCAGCGCCTCAAACACCGATACCAGGCGCTTGATCATGCCGTTAAAGCCCTTCATCTGGGCCTCGGCAATCTTTTGCGCGGTACCGCCAGCGTTTTCGAGCTCCAGGGTGAGCTGGCGCAGCGCGCCTGCGCCCTGACTGACCAGCGCTGCCATGCCTGGCCCAGCGCGATCGCCGAACAGTTCCAGGAACACACCCGCGTTGTCCGCATGGGGCGCGAGCTGTTCAATCACTTGGTTGAGGGGGAGGAGGCGGCCATGAGCGTCGGTAAAGGCCAGGCCTAACTGGCTCATGATCTTTTTGGCCTCGGAGGAGGGGTTGAGCATGCGAGAAATTGAGCCGCGCAACGTTGTGCCGGCCATGCTGGCCTGAATCCCGGCATTGCCGAGCAGGCCGACGGCAGCGGCCGTTTCTTCAAACTGCACACCGGCGGCAGCGGCAACGGGGCCTACATAGGTCATGGCTTCGCCGAGCTGCTGCAGATTGGTGTTGGAAGACGTGAAGGTTTTCACAAGCACATCATTGACGCGCGACAGCTGCTCAACCTCCAGGCCGTAGCCCGACAGGATGTTGGAGACGATGTCAGCTGCTTCGCCCAGTTCAATCTGCGCGGAGGCGGCCAGCTGCAGCGTGCCTGGCAGGGCCCCTATAATTTCATTGGTCTTAAAACCAGCCTGGGCAAGAAATCCCATCGCAGCGGCCGCCTGGCTTGCTGAGAACTGCGTTTCGCGGCCCATATCCTTTGCCAGCTGCGTCAACGCCTTTAGCTGTTCACCCGTGGCGCCAGAAACCGCTGCAACACGGTTCATCGCCGCCTCAAAATCTCCAGCGGCGGTGACGGAGAGCGCGCTGATGGCCGCAAGGGGCGCTGTCAGGTTCAGCGTCATTGCGCGGCCCGCACGGCGCATTTTTTTAGCTGTTTTATCTACCGTTTTGCTCATTCTGGTGAGCTGACTCTGCACGTTGCGAATACCTTCGCTAAACGCGGCAGTGCTCATGGCCAAATTGACACGAATTTGTCCGATCGCTGAGCTAGCCGACATACGCTATTTCCTGTTGGTTACCGCGGCCCATTGAGACAGGGCGTGCGCAATGTCTTCATCACGCATGGGCTCGGTGTTTCGCCGTTTCGGGATTAACTTGTTGAGTTTTGGTATTTTCTTTGCCCGGCGCAGCTGCTCGGCGAGATGAACGAGCGTAACACTATTTTCATTCTCGCGCTCTAAGCGGCGGACAAAACCATTCAGGGCGTGATAAACGAGGCGGGGCGTTTGATCCCAATAGCTCGCAGGCGCAAACCCACAGGCCACCCAGTCCTCATAGATATCTAGCCAGCTTCTTGGCTGGCCTGTGGCTTTCCCTCAGCTTCTGGAAACGCCTTTTCCATGGCCTTGCCTACCAGCTCTGAGATTTTTACCATCCCTACGGCATCGATAAGATCACCAGCCTCATCCATAGAGATATCTTCGTGAATTAGACCGGCCCAAACGAGCTGACGCATTAGTTTAACGCCCGCCCTTGATGGATCGACGATGCCTGCGATGCTCATGCCGCTAACATCTTCAAACGCACACAAGGCATTGGTGGTGAAAACGAACTTATGCTTGCGCCCGGCGACGCTGAAACTGACGCCTTGCATTAGACAGCATTCGCTTGAACAACGGCACCAGCCACGCGTAGCGTCAGTGTTGCTGTTTTCCGATCATCAACAGGAACGTTTCGTTCATAGCCCTTCAAGACAGCTGGAAACGTATAGGTTTGGTTTGTTGCAGAGGGAACGGTGATGCGCACAGAGCGTTTCTGACCCAGCGCCGCAACGATGAAAGCATCTGTTGCAGACCCTGGCACCCAGTTCATCTCAACAGTAATTTCACCGCTATCATTTAGTCCAGCACCATATTCTCTGGTGCGATCGGGGCTTTCATAGTGTGAAAGCTCAACATCATCAAATTGAGGGTTTGGCAGTCCTGTGACAAAGCACTCTGCAAGCTTTGTGTAGGCTGTCCCCGTGTTATCAGAATCGATCTCTACAGTCGTTCCGTAGCCAATGTCACCCAGTGCTGCAGGCATGACTAAATCTCCTTGTTCTTAGTCGTTGATGTAATGAGTTGTTAGAAGCGCCAGCGTCTTTTGCGGCGCGCGCGCATTCGCGCTTGACGCTTTGCTGCTTTTTTAAGTTTGTCAGCCAACTGCACTTTCACGAGCGCCACGGTGCTGACCTTGTGGCGATCCCACGCGGGTCGCATATAGGGCTGAGCAGGGTGCTGCTTTGCGCCAAACTCCTGCATAACAGCTTGAGGGTAGCCCTCTTTTGTGGGGCCCATGTACATATCAACCCAGTCTTCGGCCTCCTGGCGCGCTTGAGACGCTCGCCCGGTTCTTTGAAACCTCGAAATCTTGATTGATGTACGAAGGTCGGGTTCCGTCGTCCGCGTATCATCAGGCGCCAACCTCACGGCCGTTTCGGCCATTGGCTCCAGCGCTTTTTTCAACACGCGGCGCACAAGACTGCGCCGCGTTGTTTCTCTATCGATGCCTCTTAGGGCGTCTTCTAGCTCCTTTAGGCCTTCAACCTGAATATCAACTTTTGGCACTATTTTGGACGGTGCCAGACCATGAGGTCTATCGATACGCGATGGATGATCACCGCGTCACGGTCCTCGTACATGTCGCGGCGACTGTCGACGAAGATACGGTTAAAGATCGTTGAGCCTTGCTCAAAAGGCTCATCAATCAAAGCCAGAGCCGCTGCAGCGATTGTATCAGAGGCGGCAAAGCTTATTGCATCGCAATCCATTTGAACTCGCGCCATTTGTGCCTCAAATCGGCCCTCATAATGCTCCTCTATTTGACCTGAAATCTGCTGCAGCCGGATGGCCGGCAAGCTTTGGCCTTGCGGAATAACGTTCCAGGCTACAGGTACAGCAACACCCAGCAAGCGCGCCCTAAGGTCTTTATGCACGTGCCATTAGTCCTTGTTAAAAACTGCTGCCGTCGCTCTCAGCGCATTCCAGCGTTAAAAACTGTCGCCGCATGTCTCTGTCTGTGATCGACAGAATGTTTAGGCGCTCATCGCCCCACTGGAGGATCATGGTTTTATCGAGACCGTCTACATAAGGGACGATGACCAGATAGGTTTGCAGCGCCCTTAGCTGTCCGGTCGATGCACTCTCACGGCCCGCCACGGGTTTCATGGATGCATAGAACTCACGATGCACTGTGAACTGCGTCGATCGCTGCCCAAACTCATCTAGGTCCTCTGAGCGCTTTAAGATCGCCACGCGCTGATTGCGCCAACCAGCACCAGGCCTCATCCGACGCGCTCCATACGATATTGCCCCAGCAGCTTCTCCGCTGTGATGGGCAGGTGCGTGATCGCGCCTTCCACAAAGCCCTCACGGTGAAGCCAAGCCTGGCCAATGCTGATCAGCATGGCCTGGCGGATCGGATAAGGAACCGCATTCCAATCATCGCCATAGCCTGCCTTAAACGTGATTTTGACGGGCTCAGAGCGCGTGGCGCTGATATCCGTCGGCCAGTCTTGATTGCCGAGCAGGCGAATACAGCCCCAACTGTTTGTTGGGCGTATCTCCTCATAAACGGTCGTGGTGACCGTGGTGAGAACATCCTGCTCGTTATAATATTGAACCGCCGTGACCATCTGTAGCGGCGGCAGCGGCACACGGATCTCTGGAACAAACTTCTCTAAGTCGAGAGACCAGGTTTGCGATAACAGGCAGCGACCCAGATAACCGCTATCGCCCTCCAGCTGCTCGCGTGCTGACATAATCAGAGCCAGCAGATCTGCGTCGTCGTCGTTGCCGATGATGTGCAGACGCTGTTTTACCTCCGGTAGAGACAGGGCCTCATGATCCGGGCCTGATAGCTTTGTCAGCGTCATGCGGTCTTAGTCGCCGCTCGACGGATTGCCGCCCGTTGCGGGCTTTTCCAGCGCTTTGTTTGCCGGTGCTTTTTTGGCGGGCGCCTTTTTGGGAGCCGGGGCTTTTTTGGGCGGCGTCTTCTTAGGCGCAGGCGCTTTGCTGGTCTCTGGTTTTGCTTCTGGTTCTACAAGTACACCCATCCGCACCAGGTGGGCCACATCTGTGGGCCGGGCTTCACGGGTATCGCCTGGGCGGTATTCTTTATCGCCATCATGGCGCCGCGCTACGATGTAGGCTGTTAGGGACATGTCTCTCTCCAAAGTGGGTTAATGGCGCCTGCCCAGGCCGTAACCTGGACAGGCTTCTCGGTGGTTGTCCGTTAAGTGACGCGGCCAAAGTCGCCGTAGACAAAGGATTCTGGACGATACACGGCAAGGGCCAAGCGCTCCTCACCCAGAATGGTGATCATGTTCTTCTCAAAGTTATCCTTGTTCTCTGAAGAGGTCATGATGGTGGCCTGCATGCGGTCAAACACCTGCGCGGCCATGGAGAAAGCACCGGTGAGGAACTTATCCACCTCCATCGCCTGTGTGGTGACCACGGGCAGCCGCCATAAGGTTGGCGGCGTTGCACCCTGCGGCTGGCCGATGATGTAATTGTCGTTACCATCCTTGAGCATTTCAATGAACGCCCAGTCGATCGGGTTCATGACATGCCCATTGGCAGGATATTCAGCCAAAGCGGCCTGCAGCTGCGCCAGACGCATCAAATCGATACTGGTGGCACCAGAAATGGCAATTGGCGCTGAATACGCCGTCGCCTGAGGCACCAAACCAAGAATGTTCTGGCCGGTTCCATCGCCATTGAGGAGCTGGGTTTCCTCCTTAAAGGCTAGGCCGTATCGCAGCTGGTTGTCGATCATAGATGCGAGCCCAGGTGCATCATCCAGGATCTCCATCGACGCCTCCACACGGTGCGCAATCTTGCGCACAGGGGCGGTGGCAAGATCAAACTTCATGGTGCTTTCGGGCTTTTGAGCGCCCTCCGCCACCATAGCGGCGGCGTTTGTAAAGCCGGTTTGCTGCACATACTCAATCGACTTAGCGTCGGTAGTGCCCGGTGCCAGCAGATCGCGAATGGTCATTTGCCGCTGCGGCAGCATGGCCATGGGTGATTGGACACGCTGTTCGCGCGCCAGATCCCCAGCAGACCCATCAGCATCAGTCGTTAAAGAGGTAATAGCCTTCAGTTCAAACTGGGCCGCCATGCCAACCTGGCGAAGCCGGTCTTGCATGGATTTAAACTGCTCGCTTTCAACGTACTGCTTGCCTGGCGACAGCGCTTCTTTTCTGTCGTCATTGGAGCGAGACATTTTCTGCTGCAGCTCAGTAAGGATGGCCTGCGTTTCATTCATTTTCACCAGGGCTTCGTCGGCGTTTGCCTTTAAAGCCGTCGTGAGCTCTTCATTTTTGGCGGATTTGCCAAGCGCTTCTTCAGCGAGGCCCTTGACCTCGTCCATGGATGTGTCGAGCAGGGTTTTGACTTCGCTTGCCAGCTGCTCAGCTGTTTTCGTTTCGGGCATATGTGCCTCCTGATGAATTAAACCTAAGCGCTCAATTGCGCCGCGAGGGCTGACAAAATGTCAGCGCTAGACACATGCTCAGGCTCACCCTGGTCGGCATGCGCACCGTCGCCAGACTCGCTCTGGGATGACGGGATGTTGTGAAGTTGAGACAGGCCCTTGCTGGCAACAGCCGCCGCCAAAGAGCGGGAAAAACCGCCCTCTTCGCGCAGGAACGCCTCAAACTGTTTGAGTGACGGCAATTCGCCGTCTGATAAGATCGATTTTATCGCCGAAACCGTCGCAAGCTCATTCATAGGGAAGGCGACAAACGACACTTCCCAGAGATCCGCATTGACGATTTCTCGCACGCCGCCCTTCCTCTGCACGCGGCCAACTTTATAGCCAATGCTGAGCCCGCGCAGCGCGCCATCAGAGACAAGCGCGTGCGTGCTTTTGCCCTCCATAGAGCCAAGTGACAGCTTGCCCTTCGCATAGAGGCCTTCGTCTGTTTCGCGCAGATCTGTCCACAGGCCGACAGGACGTGCCGTCGAGTGATCCATCAGCATGGGAACGGATGGCTTTCTCTTGATAGACTCTGCGAAGGCACCCGGCAGGATCCGGTCGCCACCTGCATCCACATTTCCATAGGCCGCGGCCAGGCCCTCAACCTCGCCACTGTCCGAGACGTCTTTACACTCCCAGGCAAGATCAATTTTCTTCATTTTGCGGTCCTTCTGCGGTTGCGCTTTGCTGACTGGCGAGCGGCACATTCTGCATTTGAGTTCGAGGCACATCCCCGCCTGGTAGCGGCGCTAAATTTTCTTTGGCGCGCACCTCGTTGACAGTCATGACACCGTTGCGCAGCATCCGCTCATAATGCGCGCCGCGCGCTTTTTGATCACCGCGCAACAGGCCATCGACATTGAATTCAATAAACACACCATTGGCGCGGTCTTGCGGCGTGAGCAGCTGCTTCATCAGCGCTTGCTCTAGCCGCCGAAGCCGCGGGCGCAGCGCGTATTTTTGAAAGCCGCGCGTTTGCTCATCCAGGCCGGTGCCCCAGCTGGAGGACTTTTCGGTGTGGCCGACCATATGCGGCGGAACGCCAAAAATGCGGCAGATTTCCTCGACGCTAAAGCGCCGGCTCTCTAAAAGCTGTGTGTCTTCTGCGCTGACACTCAGCTGCTGAAACGAAACGCCATTATCCAGCACCATCGGCCGGCCAGCATTGACCGCGCCGACATATTTCTCGCGCATCAACGCCTCGACATCGGTGCGCTGCTGAGGCGTCAACGGCTTATCGTAAAGGAGCAAGCCAGAAGGGCTCACACCATTGGCAAAGTGCTTATCTGCAGCCCGCTGCGCAGCAATGGCCGATCCAATTGCATGACGGCAGAGACTTAAAACAGACGTGCCGCCTAAAGGACCACCGCCAAACCCTCGAATATGCAGCATATCCGATTCAGTGGCGCGCCTTCGCTCGCCTTCAAAGACATAAATATATTCTATCGCGCCGCCCGGAACGCGCCGCACCTGCATATCTTTGGGCGGTACCGGGCGCAGGGCGATGACACGGCCGCCGGTTCGAATGATTTCTGCAAAAGCGTTGCCATAAAGCTCTAGAGACGCTTGCGCGTACTCCCAAAAATCCAGCGCGCCCTGATCGTAATTCGGGCTATCGTGCAAAATCGTATACAGCGGGTGCTGTGAATAGGGCTGCGGCAGGCCGTCAACTTTGCGATAGACCATCAATGGCAATGACGCGACAGTGCTGGACAGCAGCCGCACACATGCGACCATAGTCGTTAAACCGAGTGCGCTGGCCTCACTGACACGCTCGCCGCTATGTGCGATCTGCGATTGCGGGGCCCAGCCTTGCGGATTTGAAAGGCTGAGGCTGCGCCTAAGGTATGTTATTGCTTTGGTCAGCAGGTTCATTCTTGAGGCTCGCAATCCAATCGTCTGTGTTGTCTTCCTCAATCGCCTGCAAACGCAGCCAGCTGGCCATCAGGCCGGCATCGATCCCGTCTATTTTCAGCGATGAGTTGGCGCGCTCTTTTTTGGGCAGCAAACTGCCGTCAACGCGGCGATCGACCACCACGTTCGACGCCATCCAGTTCATCACCGGGTTACCTGTATGCCTAAATTTGCGGACCTTGACGCGGGCCTCTAGATCCTTTGCCGGATCTGTGTAGTATTTCGCGTTTTTGGGCAGCTTTTTTGCTTCAATGCCGTCTTCATTCAGGCGGCTGACCATGATTTCCGCGCCGCCATATTGGTCAAAAATCGGTTCGTTAAAGCCGGTCTTTTCACACAAAGCGCGTAGATCCGCCTCTATCACCGCGTGATCGATAAAATCGCCTGGCGTGGCGATAACAAAACCTTGATCGACCCAGGTCTGATACAGGTCTGCCTGCTCTTTTTCTCGCAGAATGACCATATCCTCAGGAATGTAAAACCTTACAAACCAGTAGACGACGTCATCCTTGTAGGCCTCGACCACCAGCGCGGCGATATCGTCCTTATCGGCCAGATCGATGCCTATCCCGGTCACGTGCCCGATGAAGTCATCGAGCTCCAAACTTTCATCGCTACAGGCGGCCCATTGGGCAGCGTTGAGCCAGGCGCCGGCTGCATTGAGCCAGATGTTCAGGTGCTTGGTCTTAAAGTTGCCTTCACTGCCCGGATTGCTGAGCGCCTCTTTAGCCTTGGCGCGGATATAATCCAGCTGGACAGACACCCCTAAGAGCGGGTTCGCCTTGATCCAAACCGCTTCATCGAACGGATCATCCCCCTCATCGAGCGTGTAGATAACGGCAAACACATGATCGAGCTCAACCACACCGGCGAGCATCTTGATGAACAGCTGCCTTAGCTCATAACAGGCGCTGGATAAATTAAAGCCCGCCGTGGTGATGATCGCCATCAGCGGGTTGGTCCGCGCGCCCATGGCCGAGTCCATAACATCATAGAGCGCGCGATCTTTATGAGCGTGAAACTCATCCAAAATCACCGCATGCGGGTTGTGCCCGTCTTGCGTTGACGCCTTTGAGTTGATCGGCTGCATGAAGCCGCCATTATCAACGCTTTCAATCGACCGGGCCCACACCTTTAGGCCGAACGCCTCTATCATTTCTGGCGTTTTCAAGGCCATCAGGCGGGCGGGCTGGAACACTTTGTCAGCCTGCGCGCCTGTGGTCGCGGCGATGTAGATTTCTGGGCCGACCTCGCCTTCGCAGTTCTGGCAATAGTGCGCCACAATCGCCATCAGCGTCGACTTCGCGTTCTTACGCGCAACCTCGATATAAACCTGTGTAAAGCGGCGTGTCTCGTCTGACTTTTTGCGCCAGCCAAAGATGCAGGCAAGCCAGAAGATCTGCGCGGGCTCAAGAACAATGAGATTGTCTTCGCTCCACTTGCCCTTCACATGGGGCATCTTCTCGCCAACGTCGCAGACATCATTGGCATACCAGGGGTCAAACTTGTACGGGTAAGCCTTGCGCCGCTGTTTTTTAAGGTCAGACAGGTGCCGTTTGGCGGCCTGCCTTACATAAAGGCTGTGTGTTTTTCCTTTCTTGTCAGCAACGGCGCCGCGGGCGTAGTCGTTGGCGATTTTCGCAAAATCTTTAGCGTCTTCCATTGCCCGCAAATGGGTTTGTTTTTGGCTTCTCCGCAGGCGCCTCTATGACGAGGGTGCGGCTGCTTGCGCCGGCGATGCCTAAAGCAGCGGCCATGGAGTTGATCTCTTTGATCATGGACGCGGGTGGCGCAATGGGTGGCTCGGCGGCGAAACAGGTCAGCGCCATACTTTCGAGCTCGCAATATCGGGCAAAATAAGAGCTATCGACACCCTTTGCTTTCTTCGCTTTCAAGACGTTTGGCAGCTCATGCTCCCACACCGCTTGACCGCCTGGGCTTAAAGTATCTGGGATTTTGGGCGGGTCGTCGGGAACCTCATACTCGATCTTATTTGCATCGCGATCATTGCGTAGGGTTCCGCGAGCGGCTTTCACACTGGGCGCTTCGGGCTTTCGTCCTCTAGCCATTTTGACACCTTTTTTCCCTTTCTTTTCAATTAGTTAAAACGTCACGCAGCAATTCTGCACCCTGGCGACCTGTAATTTCGTCCGCGCAAAAAAAGAGCTTCACACGCGGTCTCCGCAGAAAAAGGCCCAGAGGTTTCGACCGCCCCCCCAGCCACTCAACGCGCCCGTTTGGCGAAGTCGCTATCCTCTTTGGCTGTCTTCCTGCTGTGGCAGACGTTGCAGAGCACCTGCAGGTTATCGTCATCGTCTGAGCCGCCGTCACGCCGTGACACCTCATGATCCAGGTGCGCCACCCTGATCGATCCTATCGCCTCTTTCTCGCTCAGCACTACATCGCAGCCACAATGCGCGCAGACCGAGCCGCGCTCTATCACCAGCCGCATCCGCCTCTTGCGCCACGCCCGGCCATAGCCTCGGCTGGCTGCGTTGCCACGCTTACGATCGAACAACGCTTTGCGCTCGCGCTCTTTGGCGTGACGATCGCGGCCAGGCTTGAGCGCTGACAGCGGCTTGCGTGCCACTTATCTGTCCCCAAAGAGGATCTGTGTCATCCGCTTGATCACGCGGCCATTGCTCAGCGTTGCCTTCAGCGACACGCGGTAGCTATGGCCCTTCACACCGCCGCCGATCAGCACAGTCACCACATTGCCCGACGCACTGTCGCCGCTAAACGTTAGCCCAGCAGGGACAACGCTAAACTCCCGCAGCGCAATCACATCGCTGCCAGACATCTCGCTTGACAGATCCCAGCTGTGATCCAGCACGCTGTCTGGGTTCTGCAGATGCACAAAGTCCATTAGCTGGCCCGAAGGAACCCGCTGGGCGCTTCGATGGTAATGTCTGAGCCATCCGTTGTGCCCACATAATCATAATAGCCCACGGGGACGATCTCGCTGTCATCGCCGGATGTCGTGTCCGGGTCATAACAGATCAGCACCTTCTCCATAGTCTGATTGCTCGCGCCGCCCGCGCTGGTGAACGTCTGCGCTGGAAACGGCAAGTCCCGTCGATTGTTGGTATTGTCCGGCGCTGGCAGCGGCGCGAGCTCTGCGTCCGTCACCACCTTGCGCGCATAGTTGGTAAAGCTCGCTTCCGTATTGCCCGCCTGGGCCAAGATGTCCGCCAGCGTCTCATAGTTGTTCAACGTATCATCCGCCTCAGCCGCCACCAGCAGCACCACGACAAACGCGCTGTTGGCTGGGCTATTGCCTTCCACATTATCATAGAACGCAACGCCGCGCCCCTTTGCGATATTAAAAATGCCGTTTGCCATGCTGCTTCCTTGCTGCTTTGCCTTAAACGATCACGGTTCGATTGGCCGCTTCGGCCACATGAGTGCGCCTGGCCGACGGCACCAGCGCGGTCAGTTGCGCGCTCAGTGCCAAGGGCAGGTCCGTGCACTGCGCCTGGCCTAACGCACTGGCCTTTGATGCTGACACGCTAAAGCCCAGCGCGATGTCCAGCGCTGGTGTCAGCCCCGCCGCCTTGCCCGCGGTCATGCCGATGGCGCTGGCCGCCTCGCTGGCCAGTCCAATCTGTGCCAAAACCGCGCTTCCCAGCGCTGGGGCTTCGTCTAACGTGACTGCGATGCCGAGCTCGGCCGTGCGTTGAGACGTCAACGCAAAAGCGCTCGCGCTCTCGCTGGCCAGCCCAAGCTCAACCAGGGTGATTGCGCCAATGGCCTGCGCTTGGTCCGTCCCCAGCGCTGGCAAGAGCGCAACAATCTTCTCCGCTGCTAGCGGTTGCGCCAGTTCACTCGCGCCGCCGATCCCCAGCGCGCCCAGCTTCGTTGCCGACAAGGCCTGGCCAGCGCTGGTCTCAGACGCCAGCCCTATTTCCACAGTCGTGCCCGCCGCCGGCGCTTCCCCGGCCACCAGGGTGGCCAGGTCCGCATTGCTGGGCTTGTCATCTAGCAGGCTATAAGCATACAGCTTGAGCACGCCCGGCCCGTCGCCGATATACAGCTCATCCAGCGCGCCAAAGGTGCCCGCCGTGTCGGTCAGTGCCGCCGCATTGTCGATGCTGGCGCCAAAATCATCTTGATCAAAGCCAAACGCCACATGCTTGATCGTATCGGTCTGCGTGGCGCCTAAATTGACAATTTCCGTGGTGCCATCGTGGGCCACGGCCTGGATCTGGTTGGCCGTTTCATTGCGCGCAATCGCCATGCGCCGCGCGGGCGCCGCGTTGCTGCGCAGGCCGATGATATCTCCGCTACCATGCAGCGCATCATAGCGCGCCACCAACGCACCCGCCGTTTGGGCTGAAACGCTCAGGGCCGTGATAACATCAGCTGCGCGCGAATAGCCCGCAATTGCGCCGTCATAATAGCCCAGGTTCGTAATTTGCGCGCCGTAAAGGTCAGCGATCGGCGCGCTACTGGTTGTGCGGGCCTCAATGGTCAGCCCTTCGATCGTCATCGCCGCATTGGCGCGCGCGGTGACACTCTTGCGCCACATGTCGGCGCGCACTTCTTCAAATTCAGTGCTGATAAAGGTATAATCGCTGCTATTAGACAGGCCTATACCGCCGCTACCCCCAACACCATTTATATTAAAAAACCCGCCGCCGCCCCGAAGACTTAAGCGCGGCGACATCGTGCGCGTTGTCTCATCAAACCACCAAGTGATGGTAAATTCATCATTGGCTGAAAGCACAAGATCATTTGTGCCATTCCAATCTCGCGCGGCGTGCCAGGACTGGCCGTTAGATTGCATGCGCCCTTTGCGAAAAATACCGTCTTGACCAAGGTCGGTTAGCGTCACACCGCCACTCGTCCAGTTGCCAAAAGACACCGGATATTCGCACACCTGTTCCGCCGCGCCGACAAGCAACAAATGCGGGTTCGCGCCCGTGCCTTCATCATGGCTGACATGGCCCGCCCCCGCCAGGGCGGGTACGCCATTGGCGTCATAGACCGTCTTGGCCGCATTGGCTGCGATGGTCAGCCCGCCATCCGCGCCATCGGCAAAATCATGCGCCTGGGCCATGGGCTAGGGCGCCGGCGTCATCACAGCTTGATAGCCAGCAATCATCGTGCCGGCCTCTTCGATCACCTGGCTGTAATTCGTCACCATATCGCCAATCCGCGCATTGGTCTGTGTCAGCAGGTTGATCGCGCTGGCAAGCGCCGCCTGCTCTTGCTCATCGCTGCTCGCCGCCGCTTGGGCCGATAGCCCGGCAAGCACGCTGGCATTGGCCGCTTGAATGGCCTGCATGGCGTTGCGCTGCGCGAGGGCACCGCCCAGCATCGCCTGCGCCTTGTCTGCCACCTCCACTTGCCGTTCTGGCGACATCTCGGCGAAAAACGCGGTTGGGATGCCCAGCACCTGCGCGCGCACCAGGCTGCGCAGCGTGCCCACCTCCTGAATGATCGTATCGCTCAGGAAGTCCCGTTCTTGAATGGCGGTGGTGATGGCGTTGGTCGCCGCCAAAATATCCGCCTCGCGCCGCTCCTGGTTTTTCAGCGCGCTGGGCTCTTCTTCCAGCAGCTTGCGCTTATCCGCATTGCTCAGCGATTTGAACGCAGCCAAAATCCATGTGCGCAGGCTGGCAGGCACCAGGCGGGCCAGCCATTGCAAGAACAGATCGTTTAGATCGGCATTGCTCAACGCCAAAATGTCGTCTTTCACGCTCATGGCTTTCTCCAATAAAAAACCCGCCGCAGCGCGTGGCTGGGCGGGCGGTGCTCTGGCCTGGCGTCACTCAGGCGTCTGCTCGGCACCATCCGCCGTGCGCTGCCTCCGGTTGATCTGGAATTCATTTATCCGGCTATCAAAGCCGAACCCAGCCAGTGCGTCTTTTCCGTTGATGGCTTTTCCCGTCAGTCCATTCTAGCGCTTCTACTTTCAGCGCCGCAGAGCCCCTCACCCGCGCAACGCGCGGGCATCTGGTTGCAGGTGCCGGACTTGCACCGACGATCTACTGGTTATGAGCCAGTCGAGATAGCTACTTCTCTAACCTGCATAAATCTGTAGGGGCGCTTGCATTGCACTGGCGCGCCCCAGCCAGCAAAAGCAGCGGGATGGTCCTGCCAGCAATCTTAAAATTCCAATAAAAAACTCCGCTGGGCCTATCGCCGAGCGAGGCTTCCTGTCGCGCTGGAGCTTTAGCAAAAGCCCTGCGCAGTATGGCACGTTTATGCCAGAAAACGCGTTCAATGTGAACACACAGAACAAATACAGATCATTTTTTTTCTCTAGACTTTTCTCGGATCTCTGACCGCCGCTCGCTCAAATAAATGACTTCAGCTAGGCGGCTCCCTAAAAGGGTGCAAACAAAAATTCTTGTCTTTGCTAGAAAAGTGAATAAAAACAATAACATAAAGCCCATAATTGCAGTGATTGCGACAACCAAGCCTGCATCCAATGTGCGTTGGTTAGCTGAGTAATCCGACTTTAAGTGGTCGCCAGCCAACCATAGAACGCAGAACATCACGATCAGAGTAAACGCTAGAGAAACAAAGACTGCACGCGATCGCCTTAATACGAGATCAGTAGCCATTGCCGTGAAGCTAGCCCTATGTACCAGCTTTTTCTCCTGAAGCATCTCACACCACATCATTTCAAATGAATAAGGGAACAATTTCATCCCATGTTGCGGAGGTTCGATTTCTTTTTGTCCAGGATGCGGAAACCTGTATGCAAAAAACTCTAGCTCATCCTTATTCATTGTTTTTAATACAGCTAAAACTTCAGTCAAATCGTCTTTACTGCGCAACTGTGCCAGCGCCAACTCACGCAAGACCTCTGCCATCATGCTGTCCGGATCTGCTTCTTGGGCCGCCTCGGTCCAGTCATGGAAAAAACTGAGCTGGCTATAGCTAAATTCGTCTTGAGGGGGGTCCTCAACCTCATGATAGGCAACGCGCACGCGCCTCATATTTTCTTGCAAATTGTCGTCGCCTCGCAGGGCGCGCAGCTTGTCCAGCTGGATCTTCGCTTCTTCACCTAAGAATTTGCCGCCCTCTTTAAGCGCTGGACTGTACAGATCAGCCAGCGGCATTTTGAGCCCAAACGTCACTGCCTTATTGGCGTGAGCATCTACGGGCGGCTCTTCAGGTTCTTCACTCATCACAATTACCTAAAAAAGATGGCGAGTTTCCCCGCCATCTTCAAAATGTGTTAACCTGCTTGCTTCCAAGCTTCGATCAAAGACCCGTGATCAACCAGGAGGTTATGCCATGCAGCACTTTTACACTCTACTACCAGAAGACTGTCCTCGTGGCGGAGTATGGTTTGCACCCGATCACGAAGCTCCGCTGCCGTACCCGAAAAATCAACCCACCAGACTGTTTCAAGAACGCGCGCTGAGCGGTTCCCAATCTGCCTCATGTGCTGATCCATTTCGTGATGGGACGGATGCGGCCCGTTAAGATCATATGTTACGGTAAAGTTAGCCATTGGTGATTACCTTTCTTGGCTTGGTGCCAGGAAGGGCTTGACGAAGATCACTCCGATCTGCTTTACAGCAAGGGTGATCACGCCCCGCCCGACCCGGCGGTTTCTACAAAGGGCCAGCTTGTGCAACCAGGCTGGCCCTTAACCTTTCAACAATAATTTGGCGTTGTAAGCAATGGAGCTGGCGCTTTAATTTGCGCGGTTCTCCACAGAATTGTAACAAAAAGTGCCCCAATTCACCGCTGAAGCACGTCCGATCATGGAATCACACTGATTCCAGCACCATCTTCGTCAACGCCCGCCGATAGCGCAGGCGCAGCGCATTGGCACTCACCTGGCCGCTCTGGTAGCCCAACTGGCGCCGGGCCAGCGTGAAAAGCCTATAACTTGCCCCGCCCGCTTTGAGCACCAGCACCACGCCTAAAACGCGGCGCTGCTCATTGCTAAGGCATGCGGTCCACTCCAGCGCTTCATCGGCCAGCTCTATCTGCGCCCGCGTGGCCGCCAGCGTGATTTGCCGTGTCTCGCGCTTTTGATCATCGGGATCCACATAGCCCGCGTAATCCCCGCTATAGCCTTTAAACATCGGCTCTATCTTTGGCGCCAAAAAGGCAAGGTCGCGATCGGGCAGCCGCTGATAGACCTGCACCGCATCGATCAGCCGCGCTTCAACCATGCTGCGCGCATCTTCAAGCGCGCGCTGGCTCGCCCGGTAATCGCCTGGCTTTGGCTTTGACTTGCGTGTTGGTGCATCGCTCATAAACACCCTTGCCTAATGTTCTTATTTTGTTCTAGTGTCGCTCTATGCGGTATTACAAGGTCAAACACGGCGTTCGCCTGGTGCGCCACAACGAAAGCTATTGCGTCAAAGACGGCGCTCAGGCCCTCGCCTATTTCTATTTTGAGGATGATGAAATCCGCCGCAACACGCTTCAGCGCCTGCCTGAAAAAGACGCCAAAGGCCTGGCCATGCTCATGGCCGTTGCGCTGGAAGAGCAAGACAAAGAGTAACACTAAATATACAAATATCGTATATTTTACCCTTGATAGAATATCTAAAATCTGTATATTTAGATCATGACAAAGGTTCAGTACAGCAGAGCGGCGCTTAAATATCTGAAAAAGATGCCCAAGAACCGCCGCATCATGCTGCTGGACAGGATTGATGCCTATGCAGACGACCCCAATAGCCAGGCGCATGATGTGAAGCAAATGCAGGGAATGGATATGTTGCGCCTGCGTGTTGGCGATATTCGGGTCATCATGACCTGGGTCGATGGAACACCGCAAGTGCTGCAGGTTCTTAAAATTGCGGCGCGAGGAGATGTTTATAAGCGCTAACGCATGGCGGTCATGGTGAAGATGAAAGAGCAAAGAGCAAAGAGAAACGAGGAAGGTTAGATGGCCAAAAACACACAAGAAAACGAACAGCACGTACCCTTGCCAAGCGAGATTGAGGCGCTGATCATGGACAATGAGGCGCGCTTGCAAGAGCTGGAACACATGCTGACCAATATGGACCTGCCGCGTAAGGTCACTGGCGCTCTGCAGGGCGCAAAGCAAAACAACCAGGACGCGCTGGACTTGATCACCGCACTGGATATCAAACGCCGCATCGACGCGGGTGAAGAACAGGTG